GTCCACTTATAAGTGTTGCTTGGGTACTCATTGCCTAATACAGCAGCCATGAAGCAAATATTATATCGCTTCAACAATGTGCGGAATGATTTGATTGATTCACCATAGAATACTTGAGAATAGTAATCTACTTCTGGAACTTGAGCAGCCATCTTAACCTCTACTTCTTCTTGTATCGGTTTGGATGGTTCCCCTGTCGATTCTAAGTCTCCACATGCAACCGTCTCATCGATCGCTGCTAAACCCATTTGTGGCTCTAGCATGGTAGCTTTGTTCTGTCTATAGGAACGTGAATTCTCATCTACATCAAAATAGTAATAGGCGGATGTAACATCAGTTGGATTTCTAAATTCGATATCATCCCCTGCGCACACAAACACATTCACCTTGATGTCATTATCCACATCAGAATTTGGGGTAGTTAAGTTATTCAACACGTACACGCGAAGTAAGCCATTGGCTTTCGATAATGGTACTGCTGATGCTCCCGGAGATGGATTTGTCTTAAAATGCTTATCAAATGGCACATAAGTCTTCCCATCTATAAATGATCCAGGTACCACTGTTCGCAGAAATGGCTCCTGCGAACCCCATCCTACTTCTACTGTGAAATCTTTCTCTTCTGCAATATCTAGGATGTGGGTATAGTTCGTATTGAACTCATCAGTCTGAAATCCATGTGGATCATAAACTACCTTTATTCTTCCTTTGTGGAAATTGGATGCAACAACTTGAAACCTATATTTCATTGAACCACGCCAATGTGTAAATGGCGCTGATGCATAACCGCAAGCGGTAAAATGTATCTCATCTGGTCCTGGTTTCATCACATAGTCCCACATACATGGTGTGACCCATGTTTCGAACAATAGACTATCAGGTGCTTCCGAAATTCCCCATGGAAACTGCGTTAAATAACTTTCTCGTGTCGCTATTGACGTTATCTCCAATTCATCAGTACCATCAAGACCCACTACTCGTGGATCTACGGTCGCTTCTTGTTTAGAATCTACTGTCAATTTGGCACACGTATCTACTCCATCACACACAGCAAAAGTTCCAGCTGGTAGTGGTTTTACTATCTGAGTATCTTCCATAGTTGTTGGCTTACTATAACCCAGTGCCTTAGCGACTGTAGCGGTTGTTTTAGCAGCCATCTCCGTAGCTTTCATATACGGTCCTATGATCGGTACATTAGTTAGCTTACCACTAGCATCCGCAACCGCCGTTGCTGTTTGCGATATAAGTGGATTCTTCGCATATTCATCACTCTCACCAGAAACTTTACCCATCTGCGGCGATAGACCATCTGGTTCAGTGGATGTAGGCAAGGACAAATGAACGTCTTCTGCCCAAGCGAACACGGATATTGTTACCTTATCACTAGCTCCATTGGCATGCTTTAATGATTGTAAAGTTCTCAATCTCAGAATCCCCATTTGCTGCCACTCACGGAGTGGAATGCTCAAAGCATTCTTTTTCCAGAAAAATGGTAAAATGAGATCTCCACCTTGAGAC